GAAAATGGTTGATTCATCCAGACACGGCCTTGCCATGGCATAGCTAAACCATCATCTTCCACAGTATATTTTCTATCAGCCGGCACAACAATCATTGGGCTATCTGAAGAAGCCACATCTAAATCAAACCGCACACCCATGGCATCAAATACCCATTTAGGTGTATAGCATTCGTCATTCTTTATTTGATTACCAAATTCGTCTCTCATTGGCTCAACTCAGCAATTCGCTTATCATCCACAATTTTGATGCCAAATGTGCCACATCCCATGCATTGAGCAAACCACTCATGCTCTGTTAATTCAGCACCTTTCTTAAGGCCAAAGCGTTGCTTCGGCTTTCCGTAAAGCTTTTTGCATATTGCGCAATCAAATTGAAGGATGTGCATAGTTGCTCCTAATCAATGTCTCAATGGGTTGCAGATTAACCTGTGGCACAGTCCAATTGTTTTGGCTTGTGTTTTTATATCGCGGCCTTTTGGCCACAGCTACCGGCATCCAGCCCACAATGTGCATTTTTGGTGTGTTTCCCGTAACTAACACCGCAATGTCACGATCCTCGCGGTCGCTTTCTTGAATCCACAAATTGCTGTTGGGATTGGCTGACCATTTGACCTCAATGTGTTCGCCTACATCGGCCTTGGATTTATCCCATGTAATGCCAGGCTCATAGTCATAACCTAACCTTTTGGCCACTACTAACTCAGCTAACATTGATTCGCCCATTTGTGCCACATACTCAAACCATGAAAGGTTTTTGACAATGCGTGAGCTGTGGTCGGCTGACCTGTCATGGCAATGTGATATGGCTGCAATCATGCATTGCACCTCCTCAATGCGATCTATCATCGGCAATCTCCACAAAACCAAATAATGTTTTGCGTGTGGTCATAACCTTTTTGATAACCAAAACTATCAAATTTGACCAGCCGTGAGCATTTGTCGCATTGCTCCACTTTGTATTCTGCAACAATCGCGCCATTTTCCATCAGCTTGCAGGTCATTGTGCGTGGGTTGATAATCTCGACATAATCGCTCATTGAAACACCCACCACATCATCAAAGTCAATGCAAGAATTTGAATAATTGTCAGTATTACAATCAATCGTTTTTTTGTCATTATCACACCTGTGGTTTATATGTGCCATCGCTGGTCAGCACATACCATGCAGGTTTGCATTGCTTTTCTTTTGCTTTCTCGCTGCAAAAGTAGCCAGCCCATGGCTTAGGTGCATCGGGTTTGCTTTGATTCCATCGCATTGATCCATGTGCGCACATTGGCACGCCATTCACGGCCCATCCAGTTTCATCAGCTTCTTCGGCTTCTTCTCTGGTCTTATAGCTTGGCACATCGCCAAATTTTGTTGCCCAATAGTCATAATCCATTGCCTTTGGTGATTTGCCATTGACCTGTGTCATAACCTCCTGTGTGGCCTTTTCGGTGCCACCCATGACCAAGGCCATCACGCGCATTAAAGCTGAGGTGCAGGTATCCTCAACCATCCAACGCCTCATTTTCTCGCTGTAAGCTGCAAGAAATCCATGTGCGTAATCAATGCCAGCCGGATCAATCTCTGTCTGATTACGCCATGCTTTAGCTTGTACCAACACATAGCCTTTTTCTGCATTAAATTCAATTATGTGCGTTTCAAGCCGGCCTTGCGGGTAAGTGGCAATCCAGCGATCTGTACGCTCTTTGTTGCCTTCGTAGTTATCCATAAACGCCATTAGCGCACCGCCTGACCTGATGCATGGCGGCCTACGGCCTTGCCTCGCTGATAGCCGTCTTTGTGGCCTTCTTTGTAGCCAACCGCATAGCTGCAAATGGCCCATAAAATGCATGCCAGCACCATGAATATAAACACACCGATTTCACCTGATGTCATTTTCTTGCTCCCGTTTCTGGGAGCCGTGTCTCAGCTCCCAAATACAGAGTGACAGGCACAGCCGACATTTTCAAGAATCCCGCGTGAATTGTGGCGTGTCGCTACTTCTTTAAAGCTATCTCTAGCAGTAGTTGGTCTAAACGGCTTTCAATTCTGCTCACTTGATCCTTGAGAGAATTGCCACCATTGGGTTGCAACTCTCGCATGATTGATTTTACCATGAATCTCATTGATGAATAGATGGCAGTCAGCACCGCAATAACAAGCCCACCAACCGCCGTCCATTCACCCACACTCATTTCTTTAGGCCAAGACTATCCTTGGGATTTGCCCAACGCGCGAGCATTGGCACTAAACCAGCTACCAATCCCATTGCTAAATCTTTTGGATTCTGATTCCCAGTCATCCAAACAGCCAACATGCCAGCAACAGAGCTACGCGCCCAAGATGCCAACAGAGCTTTTGCTTTGTCCATTATTTTTCTCCTTTTGGTCGGTCGGGCAAATCACCCGAAAACGGGCCATAAGCTGGTCGGCCGTAGCCAACAACAAATGACCTTGCTCCCAAAGTTCTTGATTTCACTATTACCTCGCCGCCATTGCGCTGATCTCCACCACTGCTGGTGTTGCCTTCAATTGTCACAATTTGCTTGTCTGACACTCGAATCACTAAACCGATGTGATTGATGATTGTCTTATCGTCAATAATAAAATCAAAAAACACAAAATCACCAATCTTTGGTGTTTCGTGCCATTGTTTGCTTTTTTTAAATGCTTCCGCTCCAGCTTTGGTGCTGACCACATTTGGCACTTTTACGCCGGCTTGATCTGCGCACCAGTTAAGGAATGACCCACACCATGGCAGCTTGTCGGCTTTCATGTGTTTGCCATACTTTGTCTCGTTGTTTCCAATTTCAGCTGTGCCGACTTCGGCCAAAGCAACCTGAATCAAACGCGGCAATGTGCCTTGTGGAAATGTCACGACAATAAAAGCTTCGCTTCATCGGCATTAATGCCTAGTTTGGATAACAACGCGGCTTTGTCGCTTTCTGCCTTAGCATCTTGCTCGGCTTTCCAAGCATCGTATCCTGCAAAGGCTTTATTATATTCTGCTTTAGTAATTGGCTCAATGTTTATGAAATCAATGCCTTCATATTCATCGCCACGAATAGCCCAGCCACCATTTGGGAAAAGCATTTTTAATACATCAGTACCATTAGTCATTACGCACCTATTTCTAAAAGAGTAATTGTTGAAGTGCTGCCACCTGCTTGAACTCTTGCGTCTGCACTATTTGAATCAGATGCAAAAGTTGTCTTGTATGTTGTGGCACTTGTTGTAGATGGCGAATCTAAATATGTCGTTGAACAAGAACCAAAATAATTAGCCGTTGTTCCAGCGTTGTAACCGCCGTTCATTTCAAAGGCAATAAGAGTTGTTGCTGTTCTCACTAAACGCAAAAGTAAATAAGTGTTATTTGTTGTTTTAGCGCAACCTGTTTGGCTGACAAAAACTAAAACCTTGCTTGTAGCAGAACTTGGTGTAATTGTTGCCGTTAAACCTGTGTCAGCATATGTGCTCGTTGAATTAGTTGCCAAAGTGCTATAAGTAGCATTGACTACTTGCAAGACTTTTCCACCACCTGCTGGAGCAGCCCATTTAATTCCGGTACTTTGTGTCGAGTCAGCAGTCAAAACGTGTCCGTTTGTGCCTACTCCAAGACGAGCATCGACTGTGCTAAAAGTAAATAGATCGCCTTTAGTTGTCAGTGGTGTCTGATCTGTAGGAGTGACCCACGTAAAGTCCATATTCGTTCCGCTTGTCTTAGATAAGACTTGACCAGTTGTGCCACCGAGTAGATCTTGCAGCGAAGTATCGACGCCTTGGCCGAATGTGTTGAAATCTGCTGGGAGATTCGTAACGAGCGAAGAGCTCGTCGGCATGACCCAGCCGAAGTAGGTAGTTGGATTTGCCATCGTTTCTCCTTAATTGACGACTAACGCGTCTGCGTAGTCAAGTGTAGGGCTAAGTGTGTTGAAGGTTTCAGCGACACTTACATCTTGCCATTCCATCGCCTGGAGTGAGAATGGCAGTGGCGAGACAAGAAGTGTCACTGAGAGCTCGTTGAAAGAAGCTTGAAATCGCCAGCCTTCGACAAAGCCCAAAAAGTTTCCTGATTGCATATTGGCCGGCAAGTTTGAAAGCGAAATCGGCTGACCCATAAACACATTGATAAGAGCGTCACGATCTGCATCATCGACTTCCGGATTCGTCAATGCGAATGTGATGGATTCTAGGAATGCCTGTGGTTGAGCTCGTAGCGTCAGATAGAAATTGGCCTGATCTTCTGCATCGGTCGCGTGCTCTAGCGAAGTCGTAATCTGTTGCGCTAGTTTTCCATAGAGTGCGATTGAAGCTGCATCGGTAGCCTCTTCAATACCAGACTTCCAGACGATAGCAACGTCGTTTCGAATATCTCCGGCTTTAGTCTGAATCTTAATTCCACGGCCTAGAGCTTGATTAGCGTCTAAATCTGTATAGCCATTTGTAGCAAGATAGATTGAGCGATGCGTCGAATCGGCATAACTTATTCTGCCCTGAGCGTCCTCAAAAATATAACCAAGTCCAGAAGTAGCAAGATCGGCTACCAGATTCCAAGTGATTGTCTGATTAGATCCGCGAGCCGCCAGCTCGTAATTGCCTGGACGATCTATCTCGCCAAGCCCTGTATTTTCTGCATCAGCCCACGTCTGCGTTGCTGGCGTATAAGTCGCCCACGTAAGAGCTGCTGGAACCTCTGACCAGTTATTGACCAGAAGATCTGAGAGGATTGTGTAAATCTGGTCGCCGTCGAAATCTTTAGACAAGACGCCCAGAGTTAAAACCTTCTGGAGCCTTGAGAGGGCTCCTAGAGCCGTGATAGTGACTTCCTGAGTAATTGCTACTGAGCCAGTCTGTGAAACTGTCACGGATACGTCCACAACACTTCCGCCAAAGATTGGCACATAAGCTCCGGCCGTGTCTTTAACCTGAATCGAAACTGCGTCATTGATTTCAGCCGTAATAGCGTCAAGATTGAGATTGATGAGATTAAGAGTGCAATAGCCGGCTTGAGCCTGTGTGTAGATATTCGTGCGCCCTGATGTAATTGAAAGATTGGCTAGAACGACGTCAGTGTATTCAATGCCTGCAATTAAGACTTTCCACTCTGGAGCCCACTGTGTCATTAGACGGCCTGAAGTGCGCCGGCTCCGCCAGTGCCACGATAGAAGGAATCATTGAGCACATTGACGATTGTGCGAGCAGTGCCTTCGGCATCGATTGCGCCATTGACTGTCACATTGATCCGAGCGGCATTCTGAGAATCCGTAAATCCTCCTCCGCCCATAGCAGCTAAGCGAGCTGCATTCTGTGAATCGGTAAAGCCTCCGCCTACGCGAACCGCGCCCGATGCGGCTGATGAGAGTCCTCCGCCGGAAGTAGTTGTAGATCCTGTTCCAGTCGAAGCGGACACACTGGGAACCGAGATTGTAGGAATGCTAGGTGTTGAAGTAGTTGTCTTTGGAATTGTGACTGTTGGAACGCTGACTTGCGGAGCTGAGATCTGTGAGACGTTAGGCAAGAATGGAATTGAGTTATAGACACGAATCAGAGCATTGATTCCAGCAACGGCTCCAGCAATCAATCCGTTCAAGCCTTTGATGACCGCACCGATGACATTGATAACTCCGCCAGCAATCTCGCCGACTACCTTGAAGGCTCCGCCTAAGACTGTGACCAGAACCGGCACGACATACTTTTGAATAAATCCTATAAACTCTGAGAAGGCTTCCTTGTTATTATTGATGGCGTCAGTAATTGGCTTAAAGAAATCAGCAAACTTTCCAAGTGCCGGAACGACTTGATTGACCACAAACTCGACAAGCTGCTGAATAATTGGCAGAAGTTTTGCACCGACTGATTCTTTGGCTTCATCAAAGGTCACTTTAAGAATCTCAAGGCGTCCGGCGAATGTCTCTGCGTTAGCTGCTGCTGCGCCACCGAATAAATCTGAAAGCCTGGTCTGCGTCTCTTCGAATGACATCGCTTTAAGCTCTGCGGCCGATAGTCCGATGCCTAGCTTGCCTAGAGCTGCCGTGTTGCCGTCGTAAGCTTTACCAAGTGCATTAGCTACTGAATCCAAGCCTTTTCCAGTAGCTTGAGAAATGTCTAGTGCAAGATTGAGAAGATCCTGAGCCTTTGTGACATCATTTGTCGAGAGAGACAACCTCTGCAGCGCCGGCCTCAATTTATCGTCCGCCACGCCCGTCGCAAGAGATGTCTTAAGGATCTGTTTCTCGACCGATGCAATCATTTCATTCGTTGCACCAGTGGCATTCAAGGCGATGGACTCAGAAGCTACTGATGCAGCTAAAAGAGAATCATCAGCTTTAGCAGAATTTGCTCAAGGCAAGATTCAGCAGAAAGCCGTCTCTAGAGGCAAGGCCGCCGACAGGATTGCCAGTGGCTCGCGTGTGTCTAAATCTTCTAAGATCGGTGAGCTATCTTTTGGCTTTGTCAGTCAAAAGTTTTCAGGTGGCGGCACAACAAAGGATCTCTGGGGCGGCACAGAATTTGGATCTATTAAATTTAAGCAATTCCCAGTCTGGTCAGGCACAGAAG